CAAGTCCCAGGTTCTACAGTAAAAACACTTTAATTATGCCTAGATCAAAAAGTAAATATACTATTCCAGTTCCACCAGGTATGAGTAAAAAACTATTAAGAAGAAAACGTCCCATTAATGAGAAGTATCTTTTAGAAATTAGTTCTCTTACAGAAAATCAAGAACTAATGTTTAAAGCATGGGAAGAACAAAAGAATTTATTTGTTTATGGAAGTGCAGGTACAGGTAAAACATTTATCGCATTGTATCTTGCTCTTCGTGATGTCTTGTCTGAAGACTCACTTTATGATAAAGTATATATTGTTCGCTCATTAGTTGCTACTCGTGAGATTGGTTTCCTTCCTGGAGATCATGAGGACAAGTCATCTTTGTATCAGATACCATATAAAAATATGGTCAAGCATATGTTTGAGATGCCTGATGACCCATCATTTGAAATGCTTTATGCTAATCTAAAAGCACAAGAAACTATTTCGTTCTGGAGTACATCTTTCCTCCGTGGAACTACCCTCGACAATGCTATTGTTATTGTTGATGAATGTCAGAACCTAAACTTCCACGAACTTGATAGTCTTATCACTCGTATAGGTCAAGACTCTAAAGTCATATTTGCAGGTGATGTTGCACAAACTGATCTACAAAAGACTGCAGAGAAGGATGGTATTCTTGACTTCCAACGCATTTTACAAGAGATGGAAGAGTTTTCTTTGATTGAGTTTGGTCTTGATGATATCGTTCGATCTGGACTTGTTAAGTCTTACATCATTAATAAAATTAATCTTGGTTTATGATACTATTCAAACATGTTGGTGACCTAGAACCAATTGAACTAGAATCTATTACTGATAAGGAAACAGGTAAGAGGGTTTATCTTACTCCTTCGGGTAAGAAATATCCTTCGGTCACTACTGTGATTGGAAACAACAAAAAGAAAATGAAAGCTATCATGCAATGGAGGAGACGTGTCGGTGAAGCAGAAGCGAACCGTGTTTCCGCACAAGCAACAGGTAGAGGAACAAAGTATCACTCCATTGTTGAGGACTACTTTAATAATGACTTGGATCTAAAAAAATTTAAGTCTTCTCCGCTCCCCGTATTGATGTTTCAGCATTCTCGCCCTACATTGGATCGTATAAATAATATATACGTTCAAGAGGTAGCGCTCTATTCAGATAAACTTGAACTAGCAGGGCGTGTTGATTGTATCGCTGAGTTTGATGGAGTTCTATCCATCATAGATTTTAAGACATCAGCAAAACAAAAGACGGACGAGAGATTATACGATTATTTTGTTCAAGAGTGTGCGTACGCATGTATGTTACTTGAGCAATATAATATCCGTGTTGAACAACTAGTAACTATTGTCGCCTGTGAAGACGGAGACACACAGGTAGTAGTTCGCCCCGTTAAAAAAATATATTTGGATTCACTCCTACAATACATCAACGAGTACAAAGTTGCACATGGAAAGAAGCAAACTATTAGAAGATAAATTTATGACAACTGCGAGATTTTCGCAGGAAGTGGAGCGCATAGTTCTGAACAATAAAGACATGAACTATATTGACGCTATAATTCACTACTGTGAACAAAATGAGATAGAATTGGAAACAGTTCCTAAATTAATCTCAAAACCATTAAAAGAAAAACTAAAGTTTGATGCACAAAAATTAAATTTCATCAAGCGTACTTCAAGAGCAAAGTTAATGTTGGTATGAGCGAATTTTTTAAATCAGAAATGGTCCGTGGTGACCTACAAGAGATGATGGAATTGCAGCAACAATGCTTTCGTTATGCAATGAGTTTTCCAGTGCTTGATAACGATCGCAGAAAAGAATATCTTGAAATCCTGATGTCTCTCCTAGAAAAGCAAGAAATCATGTATGCTAGGATGTCACTAAGTGAAGACGAGGAAGCAAAAACTGTGGTAGATAACATGCGTAATGCAGTTGTTATGCTTGGTGGAGATCCTAATCTGACGGTCAAAGATATGTTCATGGACCTCAGAACTAAAGTCAATGCAATGATGAAGAATTTTAGCGGCGAAGGGACTTGACGTCCGACCCTTTGCCCTTTATAATGTAACAAGTGATAGGACATCATAAAACAGTATCCAAATTAATCCGAAATAATCCTATGTCTTTTTCAGATCTTAAGCGTAAGTCCAATACAAGTTTTGAGTTTCTTCAAAAGGAACTTGAAAAGTCCAGTACTAATTCTAGTACCGACGATAGGTTTTGGAAGCCCGAACTTGACGCTTCTGGTAACGGTTATGCCGTTATCCGATTCCTTCCTCAACCAGAAGGAGAATCACTTCCATGGGCAAAACTCTACTCTCACGCATTCCAAGGACCTGGTGGTTGGTTCATCGAGAACTCTCTCACTACCCTAGGACAGCAAGATCCTGTAAGTGTCTACAATAACAAACTGTGGAACTCAGGAACAGAGAGTGATAAGGAAGTTGCACGTAAACAAAAGCGTAAACTTTCTTACTACAGCAACATATATGTTGTACGTGATCCCAAGAATCCTCATAATGAAGGTAAGGTCTTTCTCTACCGTTATGGTAAGAAAATCTTTGATAAAATCATGGCGGCGATGAAACCTGAGTTTCAAGACGAGACTCCTGTTAATCCTTTTGATTTCTGGGAAGGTGCTGATTTTAAACTAAAAATCAAAACCGTTGCAGGTTTCTGGAACTATGATTCTAGTGAGTTTGCAGAAAGTGCAGCACTATCTGGTGATGATGAAGTTCTAGAGAACATCTATAAGAGTGAGCATAGTCTTGAAGCATTCACTGCTGCATCTGAGTTCAAAACTTATGAAGCACTTGAAGCAAGACTTAACTTGGTTTTAGGTATCTCTTCTGCTCCTCAACGTCCTAACATAGGTGTTGATACTGAAGAGTATGAACCTCAACCAGTTGCAAAGTCTTCATTCCGTGAGCGTATGTCTGCTCCCTCAGAACCTGTTGCTAGTAGTGAGTCTGATGATGATGCACTATCATACTTCGCTCGCCTTGCCGAGGAAGATTAAATGATATTTGCTATATTTGGTGGTCTTGCCGATGCTTATAATTCAATAGCATGGGAAGATGCAATTCCATTTACCTTGATTGTTATAGGACTATACTGGGTCAAAGTAAAAATTGACTCCACTGTTGGTCTAGGTAAGAAGGGTAAACAACTGAAGAGAATAATTAAGGAAGCAATCGAAGAAACAAAATAATTTGTGTCAAAATTGACTTTTCAATTCCATAAAAGTGGGAAAAAATTTCCCGACAATTTTTGACCAAAAAAGTCGCGTTACTTTAAAGTCGTCTTTAATTTCTTATTAAGATAAGCAGAGCATTTTCCATATTTGCTCTGCTTTTTTAATGACTGAATTAGAGGTTCAATATACTTTGGTTTTAGTACCCATATATCTCTTTTTTCTTCATTTTTCCTTGATACCTCTTCCCACAAAGTAACTGGAGATGCAACAGAAGATCCGCTTACGGTAATGACCGTATTTGCTACATCTCCATCGTTATATGAAAAAGTTCCGTTATAAAAATTTGAATCAACTTTTTGACCTTTTTTTAAAACTGCTAATCCAGTAGAATTCTTCAAATCTGCAGATATTTCATAATACGCTAAATCGCTGTATACAGTAGATCCATATTTACCCTCTGCCCACTGTTGTAATGCATTATCGTCCATTGGCCAATCTTCGTAGATATTAGTAATATTATTAGTCAATGCGATTACCCAATCAAGTTCGGGTCTACCGTAAATTCCATTAGCAAGAGTTTCTATTCTTATACCTTGATTTACAGCGTATTTGTTCAAAAATACCGAAAAGTCGAATATATCCTCATTTATAGAATATCTTCTAAAGAAGTTATTTACTTCAACAAAATCAGAAGAAGAAAACGGAAAACTTTGAGGTTTAACGTCATATTTAATGTTTGGTAAAATAGAAAAATACATCAGTTACTTGCTGCCTCTGTAAATGGTATAATTTCACTCTGATAAATGAGTTTTGTCTCTACAAAAGATAGACTTAATTCTACTGCAGATGGATATCCACCTATCAAAGTTGAATAAGACCCATCTGGAGTAAAGTTAACATCAACGTTTGTTATAGCACATGCTTTATACTGGGTAAGATATGGATTTACATCAGGACCAGACATATACTTAAATAAACATAAATTAGGGATCTGAATAAAATTATTAACTGCAAATTCGTTCTTGTTTATTTTACCTTTTTTGTTTAAATTTGTGTCTTTGAAAAATCCAAATGTTTTTACACTTGCAACTCCGTCTAAACCTCTTATAAACATATCTCTAAGATCTACAGACATACCCAATTTTGGAGCAGCATGAAATTGAAAAGTTCGACAAATTCTAATCATTCTTATCGCTTCTTCCTCACTCCTCGCCATCATTTTAAATTTAAACCCTATATTACGTATAGAAGGACCACCAAATAACACTTCTGTATTTGGGTTTAAAATAACACCAGAAGTTCCTCCCAAAATATCATTTTGTGTTAGGTTAGATTGAGCACCAGTTGCACTTAACCCCATTCTTACTAATGCAGCACCAGCACTAGTGGGCATTCCTGCTAATCCTTTTAAACCAGCTTGAAAATTTTGAAGTAAATTTTTATCGTTTGGATCAGTTATATAATTTGAATATGCAGAAAGTGCTCCAGCAGCAGCGTTAGATATTTCTTTACCACCCCATGATGAAGACATAGATGTGCTAACGTCCTGAGGCATATACATGAGAACATCACCACCAGCTTTTACACCTATAGACCCTTCTCCAGTTTCACCATAATATCCTTCATTACTTGCTCCTCCAGGAGTTACCTCCCCTCCACGCTTAAAAGGTGCTTTATATTTAAAAAACTGAAATCTAATATAATCCGACTCCTTCTCGATAGACATATCAATTGGATACCTAATATTATCCATTTGATTAAGAGTAGTAGAGTTTCCTTGATCCATTTAATTGACGTTAGAATTTTGTGCTCCGCTGTAAAACTCA